TATCTTGCAAAAATAACCCAATCACCTTTTTTACACCACGGTCCATCTGGGTACCTTTCTTTATCATAACAGTGTGAACCCATTTTTAAAACCATTCCACAATTAGATCCAACTTGCTGTCGTTCTAATGTTTCTTGTCCTAAATATAATCCACCTTTAGTTTTTTCTTTCATTTTAAAAGGTAAAACTAAAAGTCTCCAGCCTGTTGGCTTTGGCAACTTACTATCTTCTGTTTTTGATAGATCTTTTTCTGATTCTTTTTCAGCTTTTATTTTATTTAATAAAGCTGGTTTATGTTTTGGGACCTCTTGTGTTGAGGTCGATAACGGTTCCTTGCTCATTTTTTTGCTCCTTGTTGTCTAGCAGGTTAGAGAGTTCCTGTAACATTAATTGGTATGTTCTTGCTTGTCCTAACATATACTGATATTTTTC